TGATACAAGTGCTTCGCCGAGAGATGCGGCATATCTACAGATGAGACAAATAACAAAAGAAGAAATTCTTGCTTCGTTTGGTGTTCCTGAGTCGGTAATCGGCAACGCAGCTGGAAGAACTTTTTCTAACGCAAGCGAAGAAATTCGTGTTTTTTGGATGGAAACAATGATGCCCCACCTAGAGCCTTTGGCTAGAGGTTTGGACGAATTGGATGAAAAACATTATGTGGATTTTGATTTATCAGAAGTACCTATTCTTCAGCTTTACAAACAAGAGCGAGAGAGATATCTTTTGCAAGAATTCCAAACTGGACTAATTAGTAATAACGAATATCGACTTGGGTCTGGTCGCAAAGAAACTGAAAGCGATTTAGCTGACTCTCTATTGATGTATCCTAACTTAATTCCAATTTCTAACACAAAGAAAAAAATGGAAGACCAACCGAAGGCCGACATCCCTCAGCCTGGTATGCCTCCAATGCCGGGAATGCCTCCTACTCCCGAAATGCCACCAATGCCAGGCGCGCCACCGATGCCGGGCGAGCAGCCACTTGACCCCAACACAATGGCTGGTGCTTTGGCTCAAAGCACTATTCCGCCAGACGCATTGGGCGCTCCCGCAACAACCGCAGCACCTGTTCCTGAAGGGGCAGCAAGCGAATCATCATCGGCAATGATGTACAAATCTCAAGAGGACAACGTAAACCAAACAATTTCACGCTGGGAAGAAATACTAGACAGAAGTCTTGAAAGAGTATTGGAAAGACAAGAAAGAGTGGTTCTAGAAAAAGCTGGAAGTAGTAGGGCGAAGAAGGGCTTATTCACTGGCACTCTAGATATCGATTCTCTAATGTCCACAGAAACATGGGACAAACAGATGGATGACGATATTCAGCCTGTTTTGTCTGCCATTATCCAGGATTCTATGGCAATAAAATTTGGAGAAAAAGAAAAATCAAAGTCTCTTAAAACCAAAAAAGACAGTCATCAATCCGATATTCGTGCACAAATTGAATCTCAGATGAATCGAATTAAGCAAATCAACAAAGAAAATTCCAAGGCTATATATAACACAATGATTGCTTGCCTTAATATCCCCGGAGAAGAAGAGCGTGCTGTTGAGTTTCGAAAAGCCCTAGTTTCTTTGTACGCAAACCTTATGGCAAAACAAATATTTGATGTTTCCGAAGACGAAACACGTCGCGCATGGAGTTTTGGTCAACAAATCAAATAGTTTACTAAAACTAATCAAATAATTTACTAAAACTAATCAAAATACTTGCAATACCTGCAATGATGGCGCTCAAATTTAACTTATTATCTAAATACCCCAAGGAGTCTCATGCCCTCGATGCAGAATGCGGAAATACAATATAAAGCCAGCGCGGGCACCTTCAACCTCGACGAGGCTCAAGGTATTGTCGAGTGTTTTGTTGCGGGTATTGGGAACAAGGACTCGGTTGGCGATGTTTGCGCAACTGGAGCTTTCGCTAAAAGCCTTCTAAGAAGAAAACCACGTGTGGTGTGGGGTCACAATTGGAATGACCCAATAGGTAAGGTTTTGGATATTTACGAAGTTCCAGCAAGCGACCCGCGTCTACCAACGAAGATGAAAATGGCTGGTATTGGCGGCCTTTACGCAAAAGTTCAATTTAACCTTCAGTCAGAGAAGGGTCGGGAAGCCTTTGCGAACGTCGCTTTCTTTGGCGAAGAGCAAGAGTGGTCAATTGGCTATAAAACACTAAGAGCCCAATACGACCAAAACATGCAGGCTAACATTCTCTACGAGGTTGAACTTTACGAAGTCAGCCCTGTCCTTCATGGGGCCAATCAACTCACTGGAACAATTTCAGTTAAAAACGACTCTGGAAAATCTGAGACGATTGAGCGCACAGTATTTGCTTCTGGACCTATGCAGGAAGCCATAAATGTTACTCCCATTGCGTCTCGAGAAAATAATGCGGAAAACGATTTGCTGCAAAAGATATCTAGCGAATTAGAAAAAAGAACAGCATCAAAGATAAAAATTGTATCCCTTGATAAAAATTCAGTTGTTTTTGATAGGCAAACCAGTGATGGTCTTGTTTCTAAGTACATGTGTAAATATCACTACGACGGCCAAGAGTTGATGTTCGGGCAACCACAAAGAATAGTTATTCAAAAACCAAATATTAACCCATCGATGGTTCCTTCTCAGCAGGGCAAACCAACCATGCATGGAAGAGTAACAAAACCAGTCCCTGTTATGCCAATGCCCGTAGCAATCAAGCCTGGAGAAAACGGTCCTATTTCTATACCTTTGCCTGTTGTTGTTTATGAAGATTCTTCAAGAAATAAACCAACTACACCAAAGCCACTAGACAATGAAGAGCAAGCTTTGGCTGATGCGCTTGTTCGTATAACCAAAAAATATGGTAAGTTCAACGAGGACAAAAAAGGTGTTTACGCGGCCTATACGCCAGCGGCGGAAAATGAGTTAACCAAAATTGGAGTCAAATGCTCTAATTGCATTTTCTTCAAAGGAGAAGGCTCTTGCAAAATTATAGACAAAGCCGTTGAAGCCGATGGTCGTTGTAGGTTTGCGGTTATTCCGCCAGGCGTTGTTGGTGGAAGCGTTATGGACAAAAAAGAATATAACGATTTCCTGGATGATGAAGAAGTTAAATGGGTTGAGGATATCGAAGAAAAATATCCAGGCGAATTTATTTTTGGAGTGTTAAGAAACGTAGTAAAAAGACGCAATAAAAAACGCAAAAAATATAAAGAGCTGAATGAATTTGATGCTGAGGAATACGCAATCAAAGAAAAAACTCTAGCTTCAGGAAAAGAAAAATTCTTTTATATCCCTGTTGATGTAGAAAATGCTTTTGAAGTTAAGTCCCTACTCGACACAGTACTGGACCACCATAGGGTTGATTCATTTGTTGATGAATATGGAATTGTTTTAACATCTGGACTAACAGCCGAATCAGTCGATGCAATAAATATTGCGGTAAAAGGCATTGGGACAAGAATAGGAAAAAGAATTGGTAGTGGGCTAATCAATAGACCCAGAATTGGTGACAGAAGAAGAAAACTTGGTAGCGGAAGAATAGATATTCCTACTGGCGGTATGCGTGGTACAAAGAAACCAAAAGGAAACCGTCGTGACGTTGATGGTGATGGTTGGGCCGATGAAGGCACCACGAACCCAGTATGGGTTGGCCTACGTTCAGGTGCAAATGCTGTACCAGAACGTAAGCCAAAGAAACTATCTTCTGGTATCGATGAGCGCCCAGCCGAACGTGGACGCGGTGGCCGACTTGGTTCCCGACCAGACGATGTAGAGTATCGTCGTGAGCGCAAAAGACAAATTGAAAAAGACAGAGCTGCCGGAGAAAACGCAACCAACCCGGTAGGTAAGCCAAAGAAACTATCTTCAGGCACAAAAGATATTACTAGACATCGTTCTGCCAAGAAACTAAAAAATCCAGCCGAAGACGCAAAAGAAGCAGACTTTGAAAAGATTGCAAATTCGTGGCGCGAACAAGGATTGGGTTGGATAGAAATTCCGCGCCAACCAACTGCTATGGACAAACCCGCAAGACGAACCAATGATTTTTTACGCGGCAGAGAACTTGGGTACAACCAAGTAAGAGTGATGTGGGCGGGGTTGGGGACCTATAAGCAGCCGGCTAATTTTAATGAGAAGGCAAAATCTTCGGTCGACTATAGGACTTGGTTTTTGAACACAGCTAGAACTGCTGGCGAATACATGAAAAACAGCCGTGCAAGCAGCAATAAGAGCGAAGCAGAGAAGGAAATAAATTTTGGCATTCGCGAAGGCATAGAAAACTTTTTGGATGCAGTGAAGCCAAATGTTGCTGGCTTGAGTATGAACGACAGAAATGAATTTTTTACTGCGCTGCGTGAATATGGATACATGACAGGGTTTAACCCAGATTATGGCTTCAGAGGCGGATACGTATCCCCTAAAGCCATATCTTCCAAACCAAGTGAAAAACTCAGCAGTGGCAAAAGAGTGCCATTCCCTGAAGCAAAACCAAAGCGTACATCAAAACAGCAACGAGATGACGAAAAAATTTACAAGCGTCGCAACGACGGAGAGTCTCTCGCCGATGTTGCTGAAAGCCTTGGTCTTTCTCGCGAGGAAGTAAGAAAACGTGAGCAACGACACATGCGTCGTCTTCGCGAAGAAGAAGGCGAAAGACTAAGTGAAGATTCAAATCGTTCCGGCGAAACACTGTCTTCTGGACGACGAGAGTACGAAGACAAATCAAAGACTTCGGTTAAAAACATGCCGGCAGATGTTCGGTCGTTTCTGAACCAACAAATCGAATCTCAAAGAAAGATAAACAAAAACTCAGATGTTGCAAAACTCTATGAAAAACTTAGGGATGGGTTTGAATTGGATGCCAACGAACGAGACTTCATTATCGATTCCCTTGACCGAATTGAAAAACTTTCTATACAAGACAGCCGCGTATATACCCCTGGACAAAGAGCGTCGGCAAGAAGATTGAATGCCCTTTTAAACAGGGATAATCCAAACTTCCGGGCTCCCAAAGGAACAGAGTTAAGAGACCTTGATGTTCCTTTGCGTATGGGGGAAGGCGGAAAACTATCTTCTGGGCGTAAAAAAAAAGAAAAGATAGCTAAACGCAAACCATTTTCATCCGAGGACCGACAAAGATTTGCTGATGGGGACCGGTTAAAAGCCAGAACAATTCCGAGCAAAAAGAAACCCGGCCCAAGTGTTGACGAATTTAGATTAAGCAGTGGATACGGCGGAGGGTCGAGGCCTGCTCGTCGTCTTGCTCAATTGAATCGCCGAGAAGTTGAGCAAATCTATATTCAAGAATCTAGAGGCATGGAAGAACAGGCTAAAAATCTTTTAGCCAATCTCAAAACCCCATCGTTTGACGACAGCCTTGAAAAGGGTTCAAAATTAGAGACCATTCGTGGAAATCTCAAGAAAGCATTCACAACTCCAGCGCTTGTTGGTTCTCTATCGGATAATAAAAACAGAAAAAAAGACGGACCATGGATGCTTTCGTTTGAAAAATTAAGACCCCTTTTGAGAGACTCTAAGGGCGAACCAATGTCCGATGAAAACATTAAAAAAATGTTCAATCTCAATGAAGACGAAATGAAAAAATTGCTAGGGAAAAACGGCGCAATATCGTCTGCTTCTGTTCAGTCGTATTTGACTGCACATTCGGATACTAACTTGCCCGGCGAATCAGATGGACTAATCAGAAAAGTTTGGGGATTTGATTCTGCCCCATACTGGTATGACGGCCTAGAAGATAATAAGCCAGTAAGTCGTGAGGATTATGACGCTGCCAAAGATGAATCAACCTTTTTGGCTGCCATCTACCCCTTGGATGCACCTATAGATTTTAAGACTTCAACCGAAATAGACAAAGACGCTCTTCCTGAAAAGAGAGAAATAGTTGTTGCAGAAGATGTAAAGCGCTCAATAGAAAGCGTGAAAGGAAAAGAATCTAAAGAGGCTTATAGTCTTGACAAGTTAATTGAAAAACTTAATATGCCAGCTGATTCAGGAAAAAATCGAGAAGAAATAGCTAAAGCTTTTGAGAAGTTACTAGGGGTCCCAACTAGCACGGAACAATTATTTACTTCTCCAGGTTCATGGAGAAGAAATGGTGTACCAACAAATGTGATTTTAGAATTAAAAAAACGTAAGCACATTACTAGTGCTGGCGACGTTTTTGGTAGTGATGAAGCCAAAAACTTTGACAAAGCAACAGAACAAAATAAATTCTTTAGTGCTTTAGATAATCTCCTAAGAGCAAATGGGATACAAATAGGAGGAGGCAAAGGCAATCTTTCGGACAGAGTTATTGGTGAAATTATGGGAGATGCTATTGGCTCTAAGCCTTTGGCAAAAATAGGTCGAGCATTTAAAAAGGCTGGAGAAGAAAGGCCTTTTACCTACAAAGTGGGCGCCGCTGTTGTTTGGACCCCAGAAGAAATTCAAAAAACTCTTGATGGAATTAACAAGGTAACAGGAAAAGATTTTAAAATCTCTGACCTCAAATTAAGTAGCGGCAAATTCGGCAAAGGTGAAAGAAAAATAGCACCCAGAGCAGCAACTGCAGTTCAAATGGAAATGGACTCCCGTAATTCCAAACTTGCTAAAAAAATTACTTATGACCCACAAGACCAAGTTCTTGGAGTTACATATAGGGACACCGGTAAAACTGTTGAATTCAGAAACGTTACATACGAGAGTGCGCGACAGGCTGGGGCTTCAAACAATCCAGACAAATTTATCAGAAGCCTAGAAGAAGGTCGCAAGTTATCTTCGGGCAGAACTGGGGCTGAATCTTTTTCAGCTAATGAATCAATTAACGAAATTGACGAAAGATTGCGTACAGCCAAAAAAAGAGGCTCAAAAGTATTTAATGAAATGCTTCGAGCAGAAAGTAAAAAACAAAGTTCTCAAAAAGCAAAACCGAATCCACTAGACAAAATGAAAGATGGTGAACGTCTTTCATCGGGCAAACTTGATGAAGTTTATAAGTCAATCACTCAAAAATTAATTAAAGCAATAGAGACTGCTGATGGAGATAAGTGGGAAGCTCCTTGGTACAAAGTTGGTGCATTCCCTAAAAATCCAACCAATAAAAACCGTCCATACTCAAACACAAACTTATTGTTCCTATTAATGGCGCAAGAAGATAAGGGATATACAAAACCATATTGGGCAACATATAAGCAGTGGGAAAAATCTGGCGGCCAAGTAAGGGCGGGAGAAAAAGGAAGTAAAATTCTTGTTCCAAGAGTCTATAAGGGTAAAGAAGATGCTGAGGGCAATAAGAGAGAAGGCGGAGTATTCTATTCAGTTGCAACAGTATTTAATGTTGACCAAGTAGATGGTGTAGATATTGAGGAGATGGAAAATAAATTTCCAAAACTTTCAGAAGAGCAAAGAGTTTCTCAACTTGAAGGCGCCATCAAAGAAATAGGTGCAAAAATTACCGAAGCCGTATCTGATAGGGCTTATTACAGTCCGTCAAAAGATGAAATAGTTCTACCAAAATTTGAAAATTTTAAATCTCCTTTGGATTTTTACGCGACTCAAGCTCATGAATTAATGCACTGGACCGGGCATACATCACGCCTAAATAGACCAAACATGAATTATTTTGGCAGTCCAGAATATGCATACGAAGAATTGGTAGCAGAAATTGCTTCTGCTTTCTTTATGGCAGCACATGGTCTCTCCGCGGAGCCACAACCACAGCATGCGATGTATCTTGCTTCATGGCTTAAGCGACTCAAATCAGACCCTGATGCTCTGCAAAAAGCAGTTTCCGATGCACAAAAAGCTGTAAATTTTGCCATCAAATTATCTCCAAGTATGAGCAAACAAATGGCCGTATCAGAAAACGTTGATGACGTGCCTGGGATAACGGTCCCCGACACTGGTGGCAAGTTATCGTCGGGTAAAACTCCTGATTTACCTGCTCTTACTAGGGCGCTCGAAAACGCAGGGCTTGCTGAATCAGTAACCGAAAACATGATTACTGAAGCTCTTGATATATGGAAGGACAACCCTTCGCTACATAAGCAATATATTGAACGTTTTGATGGAGATGTTAACGGCGCAGTGTTCTCTCTCTATAACGATTATCTCGAAGATATGTTTGACCGCTCCCCACAAGGAATTGCAAAAATAGAACGCGAGCTTAATGAACAATATGAAGCAACACAAAGTCTTTCGTCAGGCAGACCATCAAAAAGACTTTCACGTAGAGCTAAAGATAATGAATCATCAAAGCTTTCGTCTGGGAAGCAACCATGGGATGACCCTGCTACGCAGAAAAGATTGATAGACGGCGCAAGAACAAAAAAGAAAACTAAAGCCGATGGCAAAACCGAAAGCTTTATGGCAAGTATGGTTAGACAGTTTGATGCAGGAAGAAAACTAACAGACAATCAGTGGAAACCTTTATGGGAAAATTTTGGCGGCGAAACCTCGGCCACAAAACCAAGCACACCGTCGACCGCGTCAACAAGTAAAGCCCTTAAGCCATTTAGTGGTCTTAAGCGTAAAGAAGTAGACCTGTCTGATGTTAAGAAATACGATTACCCAACGACTGACGCCAAGGGGAAGAAAAAACCACCTCCGACAGAAGAGCAATCAGATGCGATAGATGCAATGATGACTGGCAGTGATGTCAAGGTTGCCGCATTAGCCGCAACCGGCAAAACTACTACGGTAATCAATTTTGCAAATCGACTTCTAGATGAAGAACCTGAATCAAGAATTCTCTATTTGGTATTTAACAAAAATGCTGAAAGGGACGTTGTAAAACGTGGCATGCCAGAAAATGTAACAGTCAGAACAATGGACGCAGTCGCCTTTCGTGCCATGAAAACAATTAATTCGAGAATGACTGACAAAAGTTTTAATCCATCAATAAAACCAATCAAGTCTTTTCGAGACAGAGCGGCTTACCTCGGTGTTAAGAGAATGGTGTCCCAGGGAGATGAATTAACATCTGCCGATGTTGTGAAAAGGGTGGCAAAAGCCGTAGAGCATTTTTCGATTAGTAGCGATACAGAAATTGGGCCACAACATTTTAATGGGAAATTTAATGGAAAGTTTGCCGTCGATGATGAGGCAATACTGCCAGAATTGGTAGCACTTGCCAATAAGTACTGGGAAGATATTAAAACCCCACGAGACGGAATGGCTGGAATGTTGCCAGTCAACAACACACACATCACAAAAATGTGGGCTTTATCAAATCCGGACATAGGTTCATCGATAGATGTCAATATTGCAATGGTCGATGAGGCGCAAGATATGAATCCAGTTTTTGCTGACATATTACAAAAAGCGAACAAAGTGCAAAGAATATACATAGGCGATACAAACCAAGCCATAAACGCTTGGCGTGGTGCAGACGGAAAAACCCTTATCGACGCTCCAGCCAAATATACGATGCCGATAACTGATTCATTTAGATTTGGCAAAAACATTGCAGGGATAGGCAACAGATTCCTTTCACTGCTTGGGGCCAAAGAAAAAATGACTGGCCGAAAAGTGGATAAATCCGGTAACCCAGTAGATGGATTTATTGGAGAGATAGAAAACCCAACAATGCTCCTGACTCGTTCTAATGGCGGAGCAATGGCCGCAACGATGAAGAGTTTTGAAAAAGGCCTAACCGTCTATGGCAGTAAAAACTTCAAAGAAGATTTAACAAAATTTATTGACAATGTTGAATACATGGAAACATCCGCTAATGGTAAAAAGGGTTACTACACCGACGCTGACGGTAGAAAAATCTATGAAAGACCATCAATGAGCCAAGACCTTGATGGTATCAGCAATATCAAAGAATTTAAAGAAGCAGTCGAAAAGGGTGACGACAATAGACTAAATATGCTTAACAAGCTGTTGAGCGAACATGGGGTTCAAGAGCTTCGAGATGCCCTTAGCAGAATCATAACCGATGAAACAAAATTACCCAAAAACCGTGATGAATATGTTCATATACAGACGGCGCATACATCCAAAGGCCTAGAGTCGCCCAGGGTTCAAATATGGAGCGATTTTGCTAAACCCAAAAAAGCCACCGATGGCACAAATATGGTGATAATGCCCAACGAACAAGAGCTTAGACTTTCTTATGTGGCGGTCACCAGGGCTGAAGAAAAACTAGATTTGGGTTCCTTGTCCTGGATTTACAACCACACGAGCGATGAGGATGGTGCGTCGAACAAACTCAGTTCTGGTGCAAGCATGTTGGTGCCGACGAAGAATAAGGACACAAAGTTAAGTTCCGGAGTAAAAACTCAGATAGCAAAAAACACTGAAAAAATTGCCGAACTAAAAGAGCAAAGAGAGATAGTGATTGGCCTAGCTACCAGCCGCGTGCCGGCAATCCGCGATGATGCTGCTTTTCAAAATTTTCTAGGACAACAATTCTTGGATATTTCTGAAGAACTAAGTTTGCTCGAAGAGAAAAACAGGCGTTTAAAGGCCAAAGATAAAGGTCCAAAGCTCAGTTCTGGTGCAAGCATGTTGATGCCGAGACTTTCTGGAACGCTTTCGAATGCCATAATTAATTCAACACCAGAGGCTCGTAAAATGAGGGAAGAATGGAAAAAGCGCGAATCAATGTCTGGACACCCATCTAAGAAAAAGGGTATAAAATTAAGTTCCGGAAGATATCTTAATTTTGAACGAATATTGTCTTCGGATGAACTTGATGACAACCTAGAACCAATTAGGGGGCCTTATGGGGACCCATATGACTCAATCCACCGAAAGCAAGTCAGATATGCAGTTCGCCGTTTCAAACATACCGAATCCGTTCCAGTCCGTCAGCGTAATACTGGGTTTCCTACTGGGCGTATGGTTGAAAGAACCAAGACATATTTCTGGATTGAAGACATGAAGACCAACCAAACCCCAGTATGGGCTTCGGGTATTTTTTACTACAGAAACCATCTAATAGGGAGATTGCAATCACACCTAAATTCATTGTCAGAAGACGAAAAAGCCGCACTAGTAAAAGAATACGAAAAAAGTGCCAAAACATTTACCCGTCGCACGAAGGATGAATTAAAAATTCCATCCTAGAAACTAGTTGTCAATAGATGTTTGACAATATCTAATTTATTGATACTTCCCGTATAAACCTTATGGTAGCGTATACTTTTACAAAGACATTTGTAATTAATATAACGGCCATTTTCAGGAGTGGCTAAAACAACACACCCCAGGGAGTCATGAAATGAATAGCGATGAAAAAGCTACGGTTAATATCGATGCCGATGGGGCTGTCGTAAAGTGCGCAAAGGGTCTTGCGTCAGGCGAGTGTGGCTATGTTAAAGGCGCTGAAATGTGCGGCAAATGTGGAGCCATGGCTGTTGAGGTCAAAATGGTTCCAGTAGATATTTTCAACACAAAAGGTGATAAACCGGAAATGGATGAAGAATACATGAAAATGGCAGACGACTCTTATCCAATCGAAGACGAAAATGACCTCAAGATGGCAATTATGGCTGTCGATGACGCAGAAAACCCTCAAGCTGCAAAAATGCACTGCATGAAGCGCGCACAAGAGCTCGGCAAAGAAGACATGATTCCTAAATCTTGGATGTCAGAAAAAATGGATGACGAAGAATACGACGAAGAAAAAGCTGCCGCAATGGATGACGAAGATGACATGGAAGAAGAAGACGAAGACATGGATGACGAAGACGAAGACATGGATTCGGAAGAAAAAGCCGTCCCTGCAGAAGATGATGAAGAGGACATGGACGACGAAGACGAAGAAGACATGGATGATGACGAAGAAGAAGATGTGGACGGCGAAGAAAAAACCGCTCAAATGGAAGACGAAGAAGACGGTGAAGAAGAAGATGCGGATGAAGATGAAGACGAAGACGAAGACGAAGACGAAGACGACATGGAAGAAGATGAAGAAAAAAGCATGTACATGCCCTTTAAGGCCAAGAAGCGCAAAAAGGGAATGAACTCAGACATGGACGTCGAGATGGACGAAGAAGGTGACGCAGAACTTGCAGAGGAAATGGAGCCAATGCGTAAGCGTCGAATTGAATCAATGGGCATGAAATCTGAAGATTTCTCAAATAATGGTTATGTCTGCGCAATTGAGCGCAAAGCCTATGGTGGCGGCGTATCCGTATGTGATGACTGCCCAGGCGGTTGTGTGTCGGAAAAGGGCCTACCTGGCCTTCTTCATATTGAAGGACTTGCCGAAGAGATGTTCGATGGCAGCGTTATTGACTCTGGCTACTCAGCAAATGCAGATATGTATGTTGTTGATGTTCAAGTCAAAGATGGTCGTGCAGTAGAAGTTTTCGTAGACGGCACAACGGCAGAAGTTGTAGGCTGGCACAAACTCGATGAAAACGTATTTGAGTCAAAGTCGGCAGACAACGAACTTACATTGATTAGCTTTACCGAAGCAGCAGAAATAGCCGTTAAGTCAATTGATGGTCATGTGGTTGCTGTGGAGCCTGACACATTTGAAGGCTACGATGCATACGCTGTAGAGATTGATGGTTTTGATGGCAAGTCTTATGACGTATTTGTTGCCATGGATGGAGAGGTTCTTGGTTACGACAAGTATGAGCCAGAAGAAGCAGAAGAGATTGAGGCGGAAGCTGCAGAGATAGCTCTCAAGAGAGCATTTTCCGATGACCAGAGAAATTCAATGGCTAAAGAAGGAACTGCTCTTCCAGATGGTTCATTCCCAATTTCATCTTCCGAAGACCTTCGTAATGCAATTCAAGCTTTTGGTAGAGCAAAAGACAAGAATGCTGCAAAGCGTCACATAATGAAGCGTGCAAAAGAAATGAATATGGAAAAATTGATTCCAGCAACTTGGTTGGTGAACGAAAACATTGAAAGCAAAGAAAAATCTGCCGAACAAGTTGAGGGAGAATTCCTTAAATCATTAGTAGAGTTTCAGCTTCTTGAATTAGAAGAAGACTCAATCTAGAAAAGGGGCACCCGCCATGACGGGGAAGCCGTTTCGCAAAACAAGAATAATAATTTCAGACAAATTAATATCTGCTCGCACCGAAGTTAAAGATACTGATTCTTCTGCGCATTTTTTTAAAAATGCCGTTTCTGAATCAATGAGTTCACCTCGCCTTGACGCCAATTTAGCCATTAAAAGCTTGGGCTCAAGCATTGGTTCAAAGAAAAAGCCAACATACGACAATACAGACAATAAGACCCGAACCAATTCGGGCGGTGAGCCAGGAATGGTAGTTACCCCCAATGGCTATAGATACCAACCAAAAGAAAAAAATGGTCCAGGCAAAAAACTTGTTTTGTTTCCCTCACAGAAAAGTCGAGAGTCAAACGGAAAAACCAGTAATTTTGGCTGGCTTGATAGAAAAAATACAAGCAGCATAAAAAACTACATTCAGCATCAAAAAGAACAGCCTCAAATAAGAATTAGAAAGTTTAAAGTAAACCCTAAGACGGACGAAATTATTCCTGGTTCAGACATAGAGATGTCTCCGTTCCGCAAAGATAATAATTCAGAAAACAATATTTCTGAAAAAATGCTTCCAGGAAGAACTCTTGGGTCAAGCGGAACATCACTAATAGGTAGGGCTGCAGGAAAATTCGGCATAGTAAGGGATGCTTTAAACAAGTTCAGATGCCCTCCAGGAACCCCAGCCGCAAACCAATTTACGGACCACATGGGAAGCAATTGCTTTGGTCAGTCAGCAGGAGACTTAGTTGACTTTGCGATAGACGCTTTTCAAGCAGCCCGCAAAGCTTTCACTGAACCAAACTCTCGAGAAACATTATCTAAATTTTTCAAAGAGGCAGCCTATGACGCCGACAATGGAAGATTTGGTTCCTTTTTTGCTCGGACAATGTGGCGCGATGCTGACGGAAACAAAATACGTAATTTACGTAAATGGAACTCAGAACTAAGAGAAGGTGAATACAAAATATTTGCGGGGGGCATGGCAAATGCACAGCTCGAACTTGAAGCTCAAGATAATCGAATAGCAAATCTTCGCGACTTATTGGGAATACCAAGCACCCCAGAAACAAGAAAAAACAATGATGACCTTCATGAAATATTTAGAATTTTAAAAGAAAGGGGAATGTTAAACGTAACCCTTGGCAGCCCAAATCCTCAAGAAGAAGGAGAGGGACAACGACCTACCCCTGAGCAGGTAGCTCAAGTGGTTGAAGCAAGACTCAGGGCAGTACCAGGATTTAGCGAGCTACCAAGAGAGCAGCAAAAAAGAGTCATTGCAAATGATATTGAAAGATTCTATGAAACGGAACGAGCTTTGTTGGAAGGGTTTTTAGATGAATACGTCAAAAATCCAGAACATATGGGAACTATCAAAAACCTCATTTATGAATACAAGACGTCGCCGCCAGCCGAATATCTAGATGAAGCGAGCTATGACGCAAATGTCATAAACGGCCAAGCTATTGGTGAAATAAGAATTGATATTCCTTTTATAATGCATTCACAAGAAACAATGCTGCCTCAACTGGCAGATAATGAAAGACTAAGAATTGATGTTGTTGGCGCAAAAACCGATTCTGAAGCAGCTAAACATCTTGGTGATTTCTTGTTAACTACTGCCCAACATTCCAAGCAACATGCGGCAACAGTTGAAGAAAGAGGGTTCGCACGACACATAATTAAACACGAAATAGCACACTCGATTCAGGCCAGAGCGTTCTTTGATGAAGCCAAAAGACAAATTAACGAAAATGGTTTCATATCAATTGGCGATAAAAAAATTGAAAGCCTAGATAAATTAACTGGTTCAGATTTGATTTCCCTTATGACCAAATCAGCTGACTCCATCAATCTTGAACAACTCAGTAAGGCTTTATCAAGAACAGAAAATATTATGTTCATGGCCGGGGAATACCCTCGAGACTACATAAGCAAAGGTCGCGAGGTCACGGCAATTGAAGCAACAGCAGAGCTTTGGGCTCTAAGAAACGCAGGGCTGATTTGGGGCGACGATGTTGATGCCGCTCTTGAGTGGATGGACAATATAGCTGATGGACGAATCGGAGAGAAAAGAGTTCGCTCCGACATGGAGACAATGAGAGTTGTTGAAGATTCATATTATCTAAGTCCTGGCGAGTCTTCTGCTCCTTGGTACGTACCAGAAGACCCAGTTGCCACAGCCGCGGCGAAAAAACGAGCAGAAAATAAAGCGCTTAAAGGTGCTATTGAAAAATTGGACCACGACACAATTATTGACGAACTTGCGCAACTTGAATTTAAAAAAGATGAAATTAATTTAAAAATCAATGCCGCAAAAGCCATAGGCGAAGACGTTTCTGATTTAGAAAAACAATTATCAGAATTGAAGAATGACGAAAAAATTATTCGCTCTGTATGGAAAAAGAAATATGGAACTGGTTCCGAAGACGCTACGGCGCTCAAGCTGTTAATTAAAAAAAGAAGAGAAGAACATGGTGCATTTACGCCAGACGTTCTTGAATCAAAAATTCGTGACAAAAAAATAATGGCAGCAAAAGCCGATGCGGCGACTATAGACAGCTTGGATGAATTGGTGGAAATGATGGCGGCTTATGACTTGGACATAAGACTTGCAACCAGCGATAAAGACAAAGGATTAAAGCGTGAAGAAAGAAAGGCATACCTTAGTCGATACCGAGCACTCCTTGATAAATCCGGCGACTCTCGTAGTTGGGTTGAGCAAAAACGTGAAATGGAAGAAAAGATAGACAGGATTCTTAGGCCCACAAAAACCGCGCCGCTTAAAAAACCCAAAACCCCAACAACCGATAAGCAAGCTACAGATGTGGGTAATAAAGCAAGAGAAGAAGCGCTACGCACAGCAACTCCTAGACAGAGAATTGCAGTTTCAGAATTTTCTGACTCACAAACCTCGTCGGTAGCTCAGTTGCTTGATGCAGAAAAAAGAGATTTAGCTCTTGCTGGCATGAAGGAAAGAAATCAAAGACTAAAAAAACAAGGCCTCAAAATTGACCCCACATCCCGAGGCGAGGCATCACCCGAAGAACAGGTTGAAAACATTCTTATTCCAACAATGGAAATTATGGATAAATCCAGAATTGGCACAAACCTAGAAGTGGAAGCAGAAATCGAAGTAGATGTTAATAACATTACTGGAGAAATTTCACTTTCCGAAATTACGCATGATTCATTCATAAGCGGACGTGTTTTGTCTAAGAAAAATCCATTTTCTGCGGGTTCAAAAACTAAGCCTCCAGTTAATGGAAAACAAAAAAGAAAAGTGATAATCCAAACCACCGAAGAAGACAGAGGCATATTCCCTCATTGGTCAATGGATGTTGACAAAGATGATAAGCGCCCACAAAAGTTAGTTTTACCTCCAGGAAAATTAAAAGTCGTAGAGATAAGGGATGACGGTACGGTAGTCGCTCAGATATCCGAGCAAAAAGATACTGAATCGGTTTTAGATACTTTAGTTGGTGCTGATATTAAGGGAACTAGGTTCCGTTCAGTTGCCGACAAGTACATAGTCGAGCGTAGAGAAAACAAAATTCCACGCGAACAAAAAAGACCACTAAAAGCGCAAGAAACCCAAGACCGAGGAATTCTCGCCACTCGAGAATTAAAGAGAAGAGGTGGACGTTTTGGTCAAGGTCTTGATGATGACGACATAGATGAATCGTCTTCAAAACTTTCTTCTGGCAAGATTCGCACCAGAAGCCAGGTCAAGTCGGAAAGAATTAAGACAGAAAAAGAAAACATTGCAGACGTCAAGGCTGTTCTCACAGGTAATGAACCAACTAAATTCAAATCACTTTCTCGTGACTCCTTGGACCCAGAGGTGGCTGAATTAATTGTAAAAAACGAGCCAGAACAAATTATCAAATTAGTCGAAGATGCTGCAGTCGAATTACATAACAGCATGGACAAAAGAACAAGAGTCAGAATGAGGGAGTCTGAACTTAATGATTTTGCTTCTTCCGGTACGTACAACCCAAGATTGCAGGCGGAAACAGCTCTAGATTCAGAAACAAAGCCAAGCAACAGACTAAAGCGTAGGTTCAAAGACTTCAAAGATAAAGCAAAACAAACCGCCGCCGCCCAGGGGGCCAAGGATGAATTCAAAAGATTAAGAGAAGCAAATCTAGGTAACGGCGAACTACATAAACTGGATGATGCAACATTAATGAGCAACCTTGGCCTAGAACGCTCGAAACAAAAGAGTGTTATTTCGGATAATCCCGTATATATAACAAACTCCGCCGAACAGGCGATTGCTTTGTTGGCTCTTGGCTACGAAGTAGAAGTTCCAGACAGAGCCGAACGAAAGATGGTCAAAAATGCAGCGCTACAAACCGAAAAAGAACTTAAAACTCTTGCCGGAGCAGAAGCTGACAGTCTTGGATTATCTGGTGACGAAAAAGATAAATACATTAAAAATTTTATGGAAACGCATGATATAGACCTTTGTGGCTTATATGAGGTCGGACGAAATCTCTTTTGTAACGAAAACATTGGAATCAATCGTGAACACATGCCACAGAGCGGAGGCCCCACTAAGGGAGCCAATTCACCAGCGATGAGGGCTTTAATATCTGGCCATGTTGGCGGTGAGTATAAAGATGCCTTTAACCCTTCTTTGTCCAAAGAAGATAAGGAACGATATTTGGCAATAGTAAAAAATCTGGGAAATCCTGACAAGTTTGCGAACGTTAGTGAAGAAGATAAAAAATGGGCATTCGATAATACTGTTTGGAGCAAAGTCGAGGTTGCGACAGAACCCGAATTGATAAAATTTCTAAAACAAGCCCTTCCTGGTGGAGAAGACTCAATCGTCCGTAAGTCAAAAAATCCAGACGACCTTTTTGCATCACAAAAACAATTAAAAAATGCACAAATTGATAAGACTGCTGAAAACATTTACGACCAATACATGGCCGCCAGAGACAAGTGGGGCAAGCCGGGGACTGAAGAATTTATTAAAAATCGTCAAAATTTTTTGGATTCAAAAGAGGCATGGTTTCAGGGGGCAATACTTACGTCAAGAGATGGGTATGTAGTTGACGGACATCATCGATGGGCTGGCATCAAAATGCTTAATGACCATTTGCCAGAAGATGAAAAAATTCAAGTTCAAGTAAACGAATTGCAAACATCTATTTTTGAAGCCCTGACTTTAGCAAAAGTATTTCAAGAACATATGGAAATTAAAGGAAAAACTGTAGGAAAAGTTGTTCCTTATGAGGATGGCGAAACCAAGCCAATGTCCAAAGCAGATTTTGATGAACATATGGCGCTATTAAATAATCAGATAAAAGAAAAAATTCAAGAAATAAAAGACAAGAACATCTATCCAATTAAAGTCAAAAATCTTGCAGCCAATAACGAACCACGTTCTCCGGGTCTCAAAGATAGTCGCGACAGGTCTGTGCGAATATACGGCATGGAATGGAAGCCAGAATACTCAGAGAACCAGGCACTTGAAGCATCCAAGAAATGGGATGGGTGGGATGATGTTCCACTTACGGAAATTGATTTGTCATCAGAGATTCGTCCAACCGAATCCCACTTAAAAGGTTCAGCAATAGATAGCGTTGTTTCCGGCGAAGTTCCTTTTAGAGAGGGTTATCACCCGCATATCGTCATAGACGTTGATGGGAAAATGTATGTGTCTGATGGACACAATAGAGTTGCCATGAATCGTGCTTTAGGGAATCAGAAAATACAAGCACGAGTAGTCGACCTTCGAAAAGTTGATGCACCATGGGGGGCGGTAGACCCAAGTAAGAAAAATTACAAAGGCTATGACCTCGTAGACCCACCAAATCCTCAGCCCAAAGACGGTCAATACCCAACCGAGATAGTTGAAGCAGCCAAACAACAAAGAGAAAAAATAGAAAAAGTAGAAAAAGAAATTACAGAAACATTAATAGACCTTGCAGAAAAACACGATTCTGTTTTAATTGGCTTAAGGCATAGATTGAAATCAATTAAATCTTTAGCAAGAAAAATCAACGACGAAAAAGGTAATCGTACAGCAGCTGAGACGGCAGAAGAAATGTCTGATGTCGTTCGCTATACCGCAACATTTAGTCCGGAAAATTATGTTTCTGGAGCATCTGGCGTTATTGATGATTTAAAAAAACAAGGCTACAACCTGACTGTAAAAAATTACTGGCAAGCAGGAGACCCGTATCAGGGTATAAATATTGCCGCCGTTCATCCAAATGGAACAAGATTTGAATTGCAATTTCACACACCACAGTCCGCTATTGATAAAGAAGCCATTCATGAGATTTATGATGAATACAAAGTCGCCACTGACCCCAAAAAACGTTTTCAGCTATACAACAGAATGACAAGAATGGCGGAGAGAATAGCAATTCCTGCCGAAAAAGATAAACTTTATGAAATTGGCGAAATAAGAACTCAGGAATTTTCCCCGACAAGAACCAAATCAGAAATTTCTAAATTGGTTACTAGGGATTTTAATAGATATTCAAATAACCAACTGATTACCAGAAAATCAGGCCAAATTATTGACGCAGCAATGAGAAGGGCTGGATTTGATAAAGATATTCGAGAAAAAGTTAATTTTGCTGTTCTTTTAATTTCGTCCTACAACAAGAACAATCAACACAATACTTTTTCATATTTCGTAAAAGACCTAATTAAAAATACTGGACCAACTATTGCCAGAATATCAATACAAGAAGTAGCCAAAAAAGAAAGAATACCTCTAGAGGAATTAAATAAAATTTTATCAACAATTGACCAACAAGAATTTAAAAACATATCTAGTCGTGAGGATAAAAATTCCAAACTAGCTTTTAATATTGCGTATAAAATTTTAAACGAAATACGCAGTTCTGTTGATATGAGAAAAGCCGATTATGAAACCAAAACTGCAAAAAATGATTTAGAAATGGGTCAAAGATTTAAATTCAAAAAAGGGTCTTCTGCTGATAATTATCGATTAAAGTACGAAGAAGAAATAGGTATCCCAGCAGACACCCCAGCCGCGCTTCGTCCAGTAACTGGGTATGTCGTAAATAAGTCACATATTGAAGAAAAGAAAAAACGAGTACAAAAAACTGGCTCTGGCAACTATGGGGCTGATGCAATTTTTGAAATACAAGACAAAGATGTCATAGGCGACGGACTTACTGCTTCTGGGGAAATAGAAGTAGTTCTCCGTCCAGAGACAGCAAACAGGGTAGCTTACGGCAGGGGTAACTCGTTTGACACAAGACATCAGCCTGTGTTGCTTGACTCCACAGAAAGAGAAGATATCGTAAATGCAGTCACAATCAGCGACGGATTGGGTAAAGATGACGAAAACCTTGATGCCATGCTCCACTTGCTCGGTTCATCAAAAGACAAAAACTATTCACATGTTGGTGCTAAAAGAGATTCAAATGGCAGAATGAAGCCAGTAGGAAAAATTGACCCATCAGACGATAGAGAGCATGAAGTCTTTGAGGCGAACATTCTTGGTGGATTCTCAAAAGATGAAGTTGAAGGAATTCATTATCCGTTTTCAAAAGTTGCAAAACTTGCAGAAAACGAAGACGTTTCAGATGTCGTAAATATTGAAATTCTTAAACCAAGGATGCAAAAACTTGGATTCACCTCAGACGAAATTCAATATATATCAGTTGTGTCAAAACAATCACCCATCGTTACTCCGGGAGTTCAGAAATTAAAAGAATACAGAACTGCTCAAAAAATAAAGAAAAAGTATGAATCAATGGGGATTGGTTATGTTAAATTTGCTCACCCAACTGGTATAAATATTGAAAATCCAAAGACATATAACAAAACTGCGAACGTTAACGATAGCCCTGAACAAGTAATTAAGCAAAATATTTACTCAGAACTAGATGAAGCGTTAAGGGATATTGTAAAAAAGATGAGAAAAAACAAAACACGAGAACTCGTCGGTGACCCAGAATGAAAGCAGTATTGGTTGGCGGGATAGAAGACGAAAAGCTTTATTACGTAATTGATTCTAAAGGCTCATCCAAGGATGGGGTATTAGTCGGTCCGGATGGTCGTACCGTAATGATTAGATTTTTTTCCTGGGTATCCCAGAACCCAGGAATTAGGAAAATAAGAAACACAAAATTTCATCGTTTTCTATGGGACTCCCCTGTGGACCCCTCAAAAGGTAAATGGTTTGATGTTTTTATTGGGAAGAATACAGAGATTGACAAATCCATGCTGGATGGGGTTGTTGTCGCTACGGACATAAAGTCGTCTCAAAAAGTTATTAAAAAGAAAATTGACAACATTGAAAAATCTATGTCCACCAAGAAAGACCGAACAATGATACTCTCAGATAAGGCTTTATTTCGGCCCGAAGACGCACATAGGGCATGGCTCCTGATGAAGCTCTTTGATACTGGAGAAAATTAAAATGAACGAAAACGACTTTTCTCAAAAACTAGACCCTCTTGGGGGCATCCTCCCACAAGAATTGATTACGGGAGATATTCTTCGTGGCTACGGCCCGCGTAGGGGTAATTTGGAAAGACTTCTTCGATATTGGCGACCGATAATGAGGAAGCCTGGCGGATTTCGTCGGTGCAGAGTCATACTTGCCGACCACCCGGAACTCTATCCTCTCAACAATATCTGCGCATGGCTACATCATGAAACAACTGGTCTTTGGCCAAACGAAGGCTGTCATCATCCAGGCATGAAAAATTGTCGAGGTAAGTTGAAGAAAAGAAATTGGTCAAATGTTGATTTTTCTAGAAGATTAAGAAGTTTGGGGAACCCTAAGAAAAAAAGTTTAGAATTTAACGAAGAAAATGATGATGTTTTCTTTCATGAATTTAAATCATTGCCT